ACGCAGAACACGCGGGCGCTCAAGTTTGCCGGGTTCCAGCTTGTGCTCGGCGCTATCGCTGGCAGCCCGATTGTGACGACAGGGTCCGCCGCCACGCGCGCCCTCCCGGTCTTCACCGAGGTCGTCCCCGTCGGCTACACCAAGGCGCTGCTGACCTACGCCGACGCCAGCACGACGCTCGTCACCGGCCTCACCGCGGGCGGGACGTTCGACGTTGCCACTGCCGTGACCGGCGCGAGCAAGGGCCGCTTCGGTGCCTCCGAACTCGTGTCCCGCCGCTGGACCCCGTGACCTACACCGACTAGGCCGCCCCCTCCCACAGCTCAGAAGTGACACATGGCCTTGATGTTTGTTCCTCCCGACGACTGCAAACCTGATTGGGCCACAGACACCCAGTGGCGAGCCGCAGAGGCGGTCAAAGAGCACGGCAGCATCCGCAAAGCCGCGGAGGCACTGGGCCTGGGGAAGTCAGCCGTTCAGGAAGCAGCTGACCGCTACCAGAAAGAGGCCGCCCGCCGCGGCCACGCGCCCGGCCACTTCAACGACGGCGTCGCCCCCGGCTACCGCATGGGCAAGGTCACAGTCCAGCGTGGCCCCAACGGCGTCGAGCGGGTGTGGGAGCGTCAGTCGCCCGACGCCGAGGCGCAGGCTGAACGGCTGCTGGCTATCAAGGCGGCGCTGCTTGAGGGGCTGGAACCACTCAAACCCCTCGCCCCACCCGCACACACCGACGACGATCTGCTGACGGTCTACCCGCAAGGCGATCCGCACGCTGGCCTCTACTCTTGGAAAGAAGAGACGGGACAGTCCTTCGACCTGGCCGAGTTCGAGCGCATCACCAAGGCGGCCATCGACAGGCTGGTCGCCTCTACGCCCTCTTCGACCTACGCCCTCTACATCGATCTGGGCGACAGCCTCCACGCCGACAACAACGCCAGCCGCACCAAGAGCGGCCACCATCTCGACACGCACGGCCGCCACGCCGAGGTCGTCCGCGCCAGCATCCGCTGCAAGCGCCACCACATCGCCCGCATGCTCGAGAAGCACCTCTACATCACCGTGCGGATCAACCCCGGCAACCACGACGGCATCACCGCGATCATGCTGGCCGAGATGCTGGCGCTGCTCTACGAGAACGAGCCCAGGGTCACGGTCGTCACCAGCCCGAACCCCTACTGGTTCATGGGCTTTGGCACCAACCTGATCGGCACCACGCACGGCGACGGGGCGAAGGGCAAAGACCTCCCCCTGCTGATGGCCGTCGACGTGCCCGACCTGTGGCAAACCTCACAGCACGGCTCCCGCGTCTGGTACGTCGGCCACGTCCACCACGGCGACGAGAAGGACTACCCGGGCGTGACGGTGAAATACAAAAGGACCCTCGCCGCCCCCGACATCTGGAGCCACGCAAGCGGCTATCGGTCGGTGCGGTCGATGGATGCGGAGACCTACCACCGCCTGGACGGCGAGGTAGAAAAGCACACCTGCTCGCTGGCCCGGCTCGAGCGCGGTATGTCTTCCCTTACGCGCGCGACGTAGGTTCCCGCTATGAGCCAGGAAGACCCGACCGACTTGGAGACCCAGCACAAGAGCGCCGAGGCGAGAGCCCAGGACGCTCGGAACCGCAGGGACACTGACAAGGCCGATCTGGAATGGCTCATGGCCACGCCTCGGGGCCGCCGGATTGTCTGGCGTCTGCTCGAGGCCACGGGTCTCTACGTCTCAAGTTTCACTGGCAACAGTGAGACGTTCTTTAGGGAAGGCAAGCGCGCCATCGGTCTCGAGTTCCAGGGCAAGGTCGCCAAGGCCGCGCCGCTGGGCTTCCAGACCATGATGCAGGAGCATTTCGGACATGACTGACACGACGCTGATGACGGCCAACACGACCACCGATGAAGCCGCATCGCAGACCGCGGGCGACGTCGCCAACACCGACGCCACCGCACAGCAGCCGGTAGCCGAAGCCGCCCCGACCGATCCGGTCGAAGGCGAACAGGCGCAGCAGGCCGAAGGCGACAAGGCCGAAGACGCACCCCAGGGCGCGCCCGAGGCCTACGAGGACTTCTCCGTGCCGGAAGGCGTCGAACTCGACGCTGAACTGCTCGGTGAGTTCAAGAACGTCGCCAAGGAACTCAACCTGCCGCAGGACGCCGCGCAAAAGGTCACGGACCTTGGCGTGAAGCTGGCCCAGAAGTGGGTCGCTGAAAGCCAACAGGCGACGAGCGAGATGTTCGCCGACTGGAAGGGCCGTGCCGAAACCGACAAGGAGTTCGGGGGCGATGCTCTCCCGGCCAACTTGGCGGTCGCGAAGAAGGCAGTCGACCAGTTCGGCACGCCGGAACTCCGCGAACTGCTGGACGTACACCGCCTCGGCGACAACCCGGAAGTCATCCGGTTCATGTTCCGTGTCGGCAAGGCCATCAGCGAAGACACGTTCGTGGCGGGGGGCAAGTCCTCTCCCGCCCAGGACGCAGCCAAGACCCTTTTCCCCAACATGAACTGACTGGAGAACTACCGTGGCCACCCTTACGGATACCCACCCCACTCTGCTGGACGTTTCCAAGCGTCTGGACCCGAACGGCAAGGTCGACAAGATCGTCGAAATCCTCGCCCAGACCAACGAAATCCTGGCCGACGCCGTGTACATCGAAGGCAACCTGCCGACGGGTCACCGCTCGACCATCCGCACCGGCCTGCCTGCCCCGACCTGGCGCAAGCTGTACGGCGGCGTTCAGCCGACCAAGTCGCGCACCGCCCAGGTGACCGACAACGCCGGTATGATGGAAGCCTACGCCGAGGTCGACAAGGCCCTGGCTGACCTGAACGGCAACACCGCTGCCTTCCGCCTGTCGGAAGACACCGCCCACATCGAGGGCATGTCGCAAGACCTCGCCTCCTCGATCTTCTACGCCGACGAAGATGTCACCCCCGAGAAGTTCACGGGCTTCGCCGCTCGCTACTCCTCGCTGTCCGCCGAAAACGGCCAGAACATCAACGCCTCGGCCGCCGACGGCTCGAACTCCACCAACACCTCGATCTGGTTCATTGGCTGGGGCCCGAACTCCTGCTTCATGACCTACCCCAAGGGCTCCGTTGCCGGTCTCAAGACCGACGACAAGGGCCAGATCACCATCGAGAACGTCGATGGTGCCGGTGGCCGGATGGAAGCCTACCGCACGCACTACCGCATGGACGCTGGCCTGGTCCTCAAGGACTGGCGCTACGTCTACCGCATCCAGGTTGACTTCGCCGAGCTGACGAAGGATGCCGCGACCGGCGCTGACCTCATCGACCTGATGACCGACGTCGCCTCGTTCATCCCGAACCTGACCGGCATCCGTGGTGCCTTCTACTGCAGCCGCCGCGTTCACAGCTTCCTGCGCCGCCAGACGGTCAACAAGGTCAAGAACTCGACCCTGATGATGTCGGACGTCGCTGGCCAGTCCGTGATGACCTTCGACGGCTTCCCGGTTCGCCGGGTCGACAGCCTGCTGCACACTGAAGCAAAGGTCGCCGCGTAAGCGGGGCCCCTGGAGAACAAGACCATGATCCTCGACGAACGCAACGAGTTCGCAGATGCCGTTTCGGTGGCAGCTGCGGCAGGCACCGCCCTCATCGGCGATGTCATCGACCTGGGTGCTGCCTCGCGCGACATTGGCGCGGGCCAGCCCCTCTACCTCATCATCCAGACGGATACGGAAATCATCACCGGCGGTTCCGCAGGTACGATCAAGTTCCAGCTGGCCTCCGACAGCACGGCCAACCTGGCCACGTCGGCGACGATCCACATCGACACGGGCACGCTCGTGACGGATGACGCCGCCGCGAACGACGCCCGCCTCAACGCTGGCGGCCTGATCTGCTCCATCTCCCTGCCGCAAGGCGCGGTGTACGAGCGGTATCTCGGCATCCTGTGCGTGATCGCCACCACGACCGTGACGGCTGGCAAGATCAACGCCTGGCTGTCGTCGGAGCCGTACCCGGCCCACCGCTCCTACCCTGACGCGATGCCGGTCTAAGGGGCTGAACCGTGAGCAAAGCCCGCATTGACGCACAAGGCCGACGCTTCGACGCTGAAGGCCGCCGCGTCTACGACAAGGCTGGGAAAAACACCTGGGTGGAAGCTATCCACCCGGGTGTCTACCCCGCCAACCACTTCCGCCCGGTGGGCTCGAAGTTCCAGCTCGCCGAAGGCCACGGCATCGTCGACTGGATGGCTGTTGTCGAAGACGAAGCTCCCCGCAAGGCCGCCCGGGCAAAACCCGTTCTGGTCGCTGCGGCTGCTACCTTCCCCGCCGAAGTGGAACAGGCCCTGGCCGAAGCCGCTGAAGCTGGCGAAGAGCAGGCCGACCTGGTCTAGGCCAGAGATAGCCCCCTCCCCGTAGGGGTTCCGAGCCGGGGGCCCACAAGCCCCCGGCTCTTTTCTTTGAGGTGATCCCCCGTGACGACTGCAGTTGCCGTTGCCAATTTGGCCCTGTCGCACCTCGGCGACGACGCCACCATCGTGAACCTCGACCCCCCGGAGGGCAGCGCGCAGGCCGAGCAGGCCGCCCTGTTCTACCCCATCGCGCGCGACGCGCTGCTCGAGATGTACCCCTGGAACTTCGCGCTGCGCCGCACGACGCTGGCCCTGCTTGACGAAGAGCCGAACACGCAGTGGGCCTACGCCTACGCCCTGCCCTCCAACGTGCTGAACGTGTTCGCCGTTCAGGGTGCGGAAGACACCGACGACTTCGTCGGCACCACATACGGCCCTCTGGTCGCCATCAACGGGGTCAACGACTTCGAGATCGAGGGCCTCTCCGACAACACGCGCGTCCTTTACACCAACGTGGTCGACGCGCGCATCCGCTACACCGTCGCCGTGACGATCCCCAGCTTCTTCCCGCCCCTCTTCACCCTGGCGCTCTCCTACTTCCTGGCCAGTTTCCTGGCTGGCCCGGTGCTCAAGGGCGAGACGGGCCGCACGGTTGCCGCCCAGATGCTCCAAACGATGGGCGTCTACCTCAACCAGGCCCAGGTCATGGACGCCAAGCAGCGCCGCGCCAGCCGCGTTCGCGACGCCCACGTCGCCCCCTGGGTGGGGGCACGCTGATGGGTGCCACCACGCGCACCAACTTCCGCTCGATGGCCGGGGGCGAGATCACGCCCGAGATGTACGGTCGGATCGACGACGTCCGCTACCAGACGGGCCTCGCCCTGTGCCGGAACTTCATCACCCTGCCCCACGGGCCAGCGCAGAACCGCGCAGGCTTCCAGTTCGTGCGCGCTGTCAAGGACAGCACCAAGAAGACCCGCCTCCTGCCCTTCACCTTCAGCGTCTCCGACACGGTGGTCATCGAGTTCGGGGCGGGCTACTTCCGCTTCCACAGCCAGGGCGGCACGGTCCTCTCGTCGGGCAGCCCCTACGAGGTCGCCAACAGCTACGCAGAGGCCGACCTGTTCGACGTCAAGTTCGTGCAGTCGGCGGATGTGCTGACGCTGGTCCACCCCGACTACGTCACGCAGGAGCTGCGCCGCTCCGGCGCTACGAGCTGGGCCCTGGCCAACGCCACCACCGGCCCCGGCATCACCGCCCCTGCAGGCTTGGCAGTCGTGCCGACCACGGCTGGTGCGAGCTTCCTGCGCAACGACGCCTACGTCGTGACCTCGGTCAAGGGTGATGTCGAAAGCGCGGCGTCGGCGGCCGTCACGGCATCCAACAACCTGAGCGCCGCCAACACCTACAACACGGTCAGTTGGACGGCACGCACCGGGGCCACGGGCTACCGGGTCTACCGCCAAGCGGGCGGCCTCTTTTACCTTATTGCGGTGCTCGACGGCAACGCAACGGTCAGCGTGATCGACGACAACCTGCCCGCCAACGGCGGCATCACGCCGCCCCAAGCCTCCGACCCCTTCGCCTCCAGCAACTACCCCGGAGCGGTGACCTATTTTGAGCAGCGCAAGGTCTTCGGCGGCTCGACGACACAGCCCCAGAACATCTGGACCACGCGCACCGGGTCGGAGGTCGACTTCAACTTCTCGGTACCGCCGCGCGACGACGACAGCATCCAGTTCGAGATCGCTGCCCGCGACTATAACCAGATCATCCACCTGGTCCCTCTCCAAGACCTGATCGTCATGACCAAGGCGGGTGAGTGGCGCATCTCCTCCGGCGGCAACGCCCTGACGCCGGGCGGCTTCAGCGTGCGGCCGCAGTCGTTCGTCGGCGCTGGCCCCGCCACGCCAATCACCACCGGCTCGAACCTGATCTTCGCCGACACGGCTGGCCACATCCGCGAGATGTCGTACCAGGACACCGCCGCCGGTTACCTGACCGGCGACCTGTCGCTGCGCGCACCGCACCTCTTCGACACCTACGAGATCGTCGACACCGCACAGACCAAGTCCCCCTACCCGGTCCTCTGGTTCGTCAGCTCGAGCGGCAAGCTGCTGGGCCTGACCTACATCCCCGAGCAGCAGGTGTCTGGCTGGCACCAACACGACACCGACGGCGCTTTCGAGAGCATCGCGGCCGTGCGCGAGGGCACCGAGACGGCGCTCTACGCCATCATCCGGCGCACGATCAACGGTAGCTCGGTGCGCTACGTCGAGCGCATGCGCAGCAGGGCCTTCAGCGCAGCGGCCGACGCCTTCTTCGTGGACGCCGGTGTCTACTACAGCGGCTCGGCCATCAGCACGGTGACCTCGGGCCTCTCCCACCTCAACGGCGAGATCGTGTCGATCCTGGCAGATGGCGCTGTCTGCCCGCAGCAGACGGTCGTGGCGGGCGGCCTGCCAGAGGCGCTGCCCGCTGCCGCCTCCAAGATCATCATCGGCCTGCCCATCACCGCCGACCTGCAGACCCTGCCCTTCGCCGTCGAGATGCCGGGCGCGGGCCAAGGCCGACCGAAGAACGTCAACGAGGTGTGGCTGCGCGTCTACCGCAGCTCCGGCGTGTTCGCGGGCCCGAGCTTCACCAGCCTCACCGAATACAAACAGCGCACCACCGAGGTCTACGGCGCGCCGCCCAACCTGACCACCGACGAGATCGCCATCAAGATCGGGCCGCAGTGGTCGACCAACGGGCAAATCTGCATCCGCCAGTCCGACCCCCTCCCCCTGACCGTGCTGTCGATTTCCGCGGAGACTGTCCTTGCCGGTTGAGGTGCGCTTCGCCCAGATCGCGGACGCCGACACCATCGAGCCGAACCTGCGGGGCTCCGACCGCGACGAGCTGGTCGCCGCCTCGGGGCCCGACGTGCTCGGCCAGCTGCGCGAGGCGGTCGAGCTTTCGCACGGTCGGCTGGGCCCGATGTCCTTTGTCGCGGAGCACCAAGGCGAGATCGTCGCGCTCTTCGGCTTCGTGCCAGCGGCGGCCCTGTCCAACACCGCCTACCCGTGGCTGGTCGGCACGCCCGGCCTGGGCCGTGTGCCCCGTATGTTAAACCGGCTTTCCCGCTCGTACTGTGCTGCCGTGCTGGCCGAATACCCCCTTCTGTTCAACCACGTCGACGCCCGCAACACGACGAGCATTTCCTGGCTGAAGAGGCTGGGGTTCAAGATCAGCGAAGCCCAACCCTTCGGTGTCGAAGGCCTCCCCTTCCACCGCTTTGAGATGCGAGGCCCCCTTGTGTAACCCCGCAGCCAGCATGGCCCTCCAGGCGGCCGGAGCGGCGACCTCGGCCATCGGTGCCTACGGTTCGGCCAAGTCCCAGAAGAGCGCGCTCGGTTTCCAGGCCCAGATGGCCGACATGAACGCGGAGCTGGCAGAGCGCCGCGCGCAGATCGCACTGGACCAGGGGGCCTATCAGGCACAAGAGATTGAGCGCAGCGGTGCCCGGCAGAAGGGCACGCAGCGCGCAGAGATGGGCGCGAGCGGCATCGCCCTCGGCAGCACCACCGCACAGGCCATCGTGGTCGGCACCGACCTGGTCACCGCCGAGGACGCGCAGCAGGCGCGGGTAAATGCCGTGCGCGCGGCCTGGGGCCAGCGCACCGAGGCGACCAACATGCGCAACGAGGGCCGCGCCGCCCGGGCCAACGCCAAGGGCATCAACCCGATGGGCGCAGCAGCGACCAGCCTTCTGGGTAGCGCCACGAGCATGACCCGGAGCGCCTACGACATGGGCATGTTCAAGGGCAGCGGGGTCACCAGCTCTGGTGGCGCGCAGCCCTCATCGGGCTCCGGTTTCCGCGGCGGCCGTGACCGGCCGATGTCCCGCTTCGGGGGCTACGGCGGCTGATGGCCAACCTTCGTATCGACGACCAACGTCGCGTCGCCCCGGGCCAAGCCCCGGGCCAGTTCGACGCGCCCGACGCCTCGCGCGGAGCGGAGTTCGCCTCGCGCCAGATGCAGCAGACGGGCCAGGCCCTGTCCCAGGCCGGGCAGGCCGTGGGCGCGATCTACCGCGCCGAGGTCGAGAAGCTCAACGAGACCCGGGTCAACGACGCGCTGAACCGCGCTCAGACCGAGGCTCTTGACCTCCGCACCGAATACACGCCGTTGCAAGGCGAGGCGGCGATTGCCGTCGGCGAGAACCGCGAGCCGGTCGACCAGGTCTACAGCGCGCGATACGAGCGCCGGATCAGCGAAATCGCGGACGAGCTGCAACTCACACCTGAACAACGCGAGATTTACAGCGCCCGCGCGCAGCCGCTGGCGCTCAACTTCCGCAGCGGGGTCACCAACCACTACCTGACCCAGAAGGACGGCTACGAGGCCGACGTAACGACGACCGGCATCGCCGTGGCCCAACAGACCATCCTCGGTGACCCGCTGAACGCGGACGTCACCGGCCCGAACGCGCGCCGCATTGGCGACCTGGTCGTGGCCGACCGCCGCCGCCGGGGCCTGCCCGCGGAAGGCGACACGCTCGCGGTGCAGGACTTTGTCGGCAAGGCCTACCTCGACGCCATCCTGGCCACGGAGGATGAAGACCTCGAAGGCGCGCGTCAGCTTTACGACACGCACCGCGACAGCATGACGGCGACGCAACAGAACGCCGCGCGCAACGCGCTGGCGGGTGGCATTGCTACGCAAGAGGCCGCCGCGTGGGTGTCAACCCGCTTCCAAGGCGAGCCCGCACCGGCTCCGGGCAACCCCGGCAGCGTCTACCAACACCCGGCTCCCGGCGCGGTTCGCACCTCGTCGGGTTACGGCATGCGCGAGCACCCGATCACCGGCGGCCAGAAGCTGCACGATGGGGTCGATTACGCGGCCCCCGCCGGTTCGCCCGCGCGCAGCATCGCCGCGGGCCGTGTGATCCGCGTCGGGCCCAACGGTGGCTACGGCAACTTCGTCGAGATCGACCACGGCAACGGCGTCGTCACCGGCTACGCCCACCTGCAAGACTTCGACGTCGCGCTTGGTGACGAGGTGGCGGCGGGCCAGAACATTGGTCGCGTCGGCTCGACCGGCGACAGCACGGGGCCCCACCTGCACCTGCGCGCCCGCCGCGACGGGCAGAGCATAGACCCCGAGACCCTGATCGGCGAAGGCGCAGAAACCGCAGCGGGCCAGGCCGGTGCCGGTCGCCCGACCCGGGCGGCGATGGAGCGTGAAGCCCAGGCGCAGTTCGGCAACAACCGCATCGCACTGGCCGCCGCCCGCGCCGAGATCGCCCGCGTCTACGCCTCTGACGCCGCCGAAACCGCCGCGCGCGAGCAGGCCGCGCTCGACGCCGCCTACCGCCACATCGAACAGACCAACACCATGCCCACGCCGCAGATGATGGCGGCTCTTCCGCCGGGCCGGGCGAACGGCGTGCAAAACTATCTCGAAGCGCGCCTTGCGCCGCCGGTGGTGCGGAGCGATCCGGCCCTGCGCCTGCAGCTTGCGGCGATGACCCCGGAGCAAAGCGCGCGGCTGGCCGCCAAATCACCCGAAGATATCATCGCCGAGTACGGCACACGACTTTCCGCAGCTGATCTCGAGAGCCTGGTCGGCCAGTCGGCCCGGGCGAGCGCGGCCCAAAAGACAGCCGCACGCGCCGCGACTGTGGTCCCCCACGCAGAGTACACCCGCGCCTTTGCTTCCGTGACCGACCTGATGGGCATCGACCGCACCCCGTC